CAGCGTCTGACCTGCAGTAAATGGCACTGCCAGATCCTGCACAGCACCCGCCTGACGCATCCGCACGATTGCGCCGATCTCGTTGTTCATGACGTCATCAATGTTTACCGCGCCGTCAATAATGCCCAAACGCGGATTGTTCGTCATTGCGACGTTATCCAGAATACCGCGCAGGATTGACGTCGCGGCGTCCTGATCCTCCATGATGATTTCGGCCAAGCCGCGCCCATAGAATGTGTGGGCCTCCGGGTCAATCTCAAACTTTGCGAATGGGATCTCATCCGCAGGCTCAAAGTCCAACAGCTCATACTTTGTACCACCACACAGGAAGCGGTGCAGGATTGGTACGCCTGTGCCATCGACATCCATGCGCATGTACGCCTCAGTCACAGCCACCAAGCGCATTGCGGGATCTGCCACGTCTTCGTCGGCAAAATCCTCATCATAGCCTTGGCGCTCGTAAACCTCTGCCTCTGTCATCTCAGAGCCGCTGTCAAAGCTGCCCAACTTCAACACGACGTCAGGATCAAAACCAAGCTCAATCAAGTCACCCGCACGCATTTCCGTACGGTGTGCCACGATATACGCATCCGTCATTGATCGAGCATCGCGGTTGACGAAAAATTCTTCTGGCGGCACGCTCTCAATGACAAGCTCGCCCTTGCGCTCTTGCCGGCTAATCTTGACGCTGTGGATTGGAAGCTGAATTTCCATGCCCATCTCATCCATTGACATAGACATCTCAACAGAATGCTCAATGACCGTTACGTCATCATCATCCACCAAATACGCATATTCATCGTCAGACAGGTCTGTGAATGTGTAGATCTTGGCCGAGCTGACTTCTTTCCAATACGACTTGACGATGCCCTGCTTCTTGATCAGTGCGTCATGAAACGCGTCGTTTAGGATGCGATACCCGTTCAACCGGTTGAACTCATGGTTCACAAAGTCTGTCGCCTGCTGCGCCATTGCGACGTCTTCTGGGCCAGTTGGGACAAACTCAACAGGCTTTGCAGTGCTTAGGAAAATGCGCATCAGGCTCGGCTTAACCGCGCGGATCGTGTCGCGCACCTTGGTGGCAACGACCTTGCTGCGGCCATCCTCATAGCCAAGGTCAACCTCACCGTCGAAATAGCGCTGCGCCTTGATGCGATCCTCTGAGATTTCGCTTTCAACGAAATCAACAGCATCTTGGATCGCGTCCTGCACAATGCCCTCAATCTCCATGCGTGATTTTGGTTTTAATTCCATGATGCGTTTTCCTTATTGCGCTGCTGCTTGGCCAGAGAAATATGCAGTTAGAGCGGCCCGCAATCGCTGCTGCGCCGCTGGGGTCATATTACGCCCTTGAACGATGCTTTGATACAGCCTTTCTATATTTTGCTTTTGTAGCGCTCCTGCTGTTTGACGTCCAGCGACGCCAAGACCAGCAACGCCGCCAGCAATCGTTCCTGATACGTATGGGTCACCAGTGACCTGCATTGCTGCAGAGAATGGCAAGCCAAGCGAGGCAGCACCAGAAACAACGCCAGATGGCTGCAACTTGCCAATAAAGCGCATGATGTTTTCCATTGATCCGCCCTCTACAATTTGACGGATCTGATCTACTTCATCTGGCGTCCACCCCAATTCCTGACCGCGGGTGATGCGGTTTAAGAGGTTTCTGAATTGCGTTCTGTATGCGCCCTCCAAATCATTATTGGCCGCGCGCTCACTTGCCTTAGCAATTGATTGCAAGTCCTCAATTTGATCTGCTTTCATTGCACGAGAATACATTGCATTTGCAACTTTGATTGATGGTGCCAACTCAGCGGTGTTGGCATCAAACTCCCGAAGTACGCTTCTGATCGCATTTCGCTCGGCACCTTTAGCAGAATACATGCGGTCTGATATAACTTTACGGATACGCAATATATTTGCGCCAGTCATTTCCTTACCTGAATAGCTCTCTAAAAAGCTCATGACGGCTTTCATCTTTGGCATATCTGGGTCAATTTTGCCATCTGGCAAAACAATCCCCTCATTGTTCGCGCGGTTTAAGGCGTTGGTGTAAATGTTTTCAGTCACATTTGCAGGGGCCGAAAGTCCACTATCTCGCTGCGCATCATATATCCGCCCAGCTTCTTGCTTCAGCTCTTGTCCCGTTAGTGGGCCTTGCACTTTCTTTGCCGCCAATCGCTCAAGTGCTTTGACGCCGACGCCAGCACCTAATGCGCCAAGCGTTTCTGCTATCATTTTGGCCGTAGGGTTCTCTGGGAATAATTCCTCAACCGTTGCGCCAGTCGCGCCTGCTCCACCTGCGATGGCAGCCTCAGTCGCGGCAAATGCTGCTGGCGCTGCTACCGCTTCCTCCTTCATCCCAGAAAGTAATTGCTTAAAAGCATTCCACGTTGTCGGAGCTGCATTCGCGGCTGCCTTTGGAGCCGCCGCCAACAGACCCAATGTTGCTGGGACTGTCTCGCCTATGACCTCACCGCTACCTCTCGCTACTTTTTGCGCGAAAGTTTGAGGCCCAACTTCAGGTATAGCTTTATCCATTGATATTGCCTGCAAGCCAGATTTAATGCTCTCCGAGCCGCCAAATGGCTTCTCTCCAACATCCATCCCAACCGCTCTAAGGCCCGCAGCCATCAAGTCAACCGTGGCACCAGCACCAGTGGCCAAGCCTTCATAAAGACCACCAAGCCCTTGCTCTACCACAGATGTGTCTTTTTTTGCACTCTTAATTCGGCGATTTAACTCGCCCTCAAACATTAAAAGATTTGCGTAATCTTGCTTTGCGCTTGCCTTATCTATTGCGTCTCGAAGCTGATCGTCAGTTATATTTGTGAAGTCCATGATCTGACGCTCCTATTCAAAGTATGACGACGCGTTGCCCGCATCAAACAATGGGTTCTGCTTTGACCACTCTCTCAGTGCGCCCATGAATTTCTCATCAATTCGGCCAAACTCCTGAATATATTTGTCGGCAAAATCGGCAATCTGCATTTTGCGCTGGGCAACCAACTTATTCATCTGAATTATCATTTTGTTGCCGGCTTGAGATGTGCTTAACTGTGGAGCCATGCGCTCAACGAATTTTCTGTCACCCTCTGAGAACCCAGCACCTAGCGATCCACCCATTTTATCAAGGATCATTTGCGACGTTACAGATTGGAACGCCTCCAAGCTACCGACGTTTGCCGCCTCACCGCCTAATGCTTCAATGATCTTTTTGTATTGCATCGCAGGTTCAGCCAGCGCTCCTGACGAGAAGTTAGGATCGCGCATTAAGTTTTCCAGATAAACAGCATTTGACATCATATCTTGCGCAGATGAAGCCTCTTGTTGGATCTTCTCATAAGTTTTTACGCCAGCCTCGCCGATGCCCTTTTCCCAAGCTGTCTCACCCGCGCCAAGGCTAATATTTGTCCCGCCTTTACCGAACGCCTGCTGCATAGCTTGCTCTTTTGGCATACCCTGTGAAATTAGGAACTCATAGTTTTGGACTGCAGCAGTTTTATCAACTGTTTGCGGAGCCAACTTCTTGCTCAAAATAGCAGACATGACGTTTGACGCGATGTTGGGGTTTTGCTCAACCATTGCCGCGATTTCGCCGTAACCGTTGTTCTTCATCCACTCAATCGTCTTATTCATTTGACTGCGTTTGACACGTTGTTCACCGCGCGCGCGAATTGCTTCGCCGCCACGCATCTCTTTCATAATCAATGGGTCAAGCGCTGCGCCGAACGCCTCCAATGCGGTGAGACCTGTTTCTGGGCTGCGCTGAGTTGCCATGTCAACCAATCCCATCAATCCGCCGCGACGCTCCTGATCTGGTTGTTGCATTTGCTGATTATTCATCGCAGGCCCGCCTTTCGTATATCCGCCCATAATCTTCTGAACGTAATTTTGCGTTTCTTTAAATGGCGGAATGCCACCGTATTTTCTTACATTGCCCGGCCCTGCGTTGTACGCCGCCAGACCAAGCATTGGGTTCCCAAATGCGTCAAGCTGCTGCTTTAGATAGCGCGCTCCGCCATACATGTTCTGGATAGGATCACTTGGATCAACACCTAGATCCTTGGCAGTGCCGGGCATAAGCTGAGCCAAGCCCATCGCACCTTTTGGGCTAACTGCGTTTGGATTGAATGCGCTTTCCTGTTGGATCAGGCGCACGAAAAGGTCAGGATCAATCCCAACCTCCTGTGCAATCCGTCTTGCTTCAGCTTGATAATCCATTACGCCGCATTCTCCAACTCACTCGCCAATCCTGCATAGTTGACGCGCAGGTAACCATCATTACCGCGTGACACTAGATGTGGATGCGTTTCCTGCAGCTCATCAGCAATTACACCGAATGTTGGTTGCGCAGGATCTGCGATCTTCTTGCCTGCGTCATTCCAATCCCATGTGTAGAAATTAACGTTGCCGATCTTGCCTTTTGCGGTGACGTTTTTCTTCAAGCGAGCGTCAAACGCCCGGCAATGATGCAGCGAGCTGCAAATAGTTAAACAGCCCGGGCTCCTTCGATTCCGTTGTTGACTGCGGAACAGTTGTCGCTCCAAGCGCGGCAAGTGGTGCGCCAAGCGCTGCCTGTGGTGCGCCAGTATAGCCTGCGTATTGACCGCGTGCCGCATCGATAAGCGCCTGCTGCAAGCCCTGCTGCAATAGACCCTGCTGTGCCTGTTGCTGCTGAATTGTCTGACCCGTTTGGAATGCTTGGTTTGCCAAGCCGCCGAGCTGAGATGCTGCACCCTGACGTGCGCCGAGCGCCGCCAGTTGGTTTGCAAAGTTCTGCTGCTGCACGTTCATGCCAGCAGTTGCACCAAATTGATTTGCTGCAGTTTGAGCCGCGGCCTGCGCCTGAGCTGCGCCAAGGGCTGTGTTAAAGCCCTGCTGACGCATTTGCGCTGCAGCGTCAGCCGCCGCTTGTGTATAACCCTTGCGTGTTTCTGCCTCGGCAATGCCGTGACGAGATCCGCCAAATGCGCGGGCTTGTGTCGCCTGTGCGCCAAGTTGGTTTAGAGACTGTTGCTGCTGTTGCTCAATGTCCCGCATAGCTGCGCCTACAACTTGGCTTTCATATGGGTTTTGATATTGACTAATGTATCTTGACGCTTGGGCTGGATTGTAACCAATCGCCCTAGTC